TGTTGCAGGAGACGCTGTTGGCGCACTCAAAGCAGTGTAAGTAAACGTCAAAGCATTAGCAACGCTTGTAATTTTGAAAGTTCCGTTATATCCAGACTGATCAAAACCAGATACTTGGACATAAGTATTTACAGTCAAATTGTGAGGAGTTTTGCTCGTTACAGTAACTGTCGTACCAGACGAAGTTATGGTTGTAAATGCAATCTGTGGCTTGAGAATTGTTCCAGTAGAAAACTGAATGCCCTTACCTGATTGGTAACGGAAATAACGTCTAGTTTGACGGAACAACTGCTGGTTAGGAACAGATGCTCCTGCAGTAAAGTTAACAGAACCATCGTAGGCATGGCAATCAACCCAACCTACAGGACGTGCATACAAGTTTGATTGACCTGCGGTGTTTGCAATTGTCGTAGATGGAGTTCCATTTACATTGGTAAATGTAAAGGTATTTGCTGTAGGCGTAGTTGCAACTACCTGAGCACCATTGATCTGAGTTGCAGTCGATGGTCCAGTTGTTCCTGTAATAAAAATTGCAGAATTGACTGACAAACCATGTGGGAATTGAGTGGTAACAGTTACTGTAGAACCGCTAAAAGTGAAAGCGGTAGTTCCTGTTAATGCAATACCGCAATTAGAGTATGTGTAACCTTGATAACAGTATGTTGTTGTTGCAGAATAGTTGTTAACTGTAGTTACTGCATTGGCGACTTGCACAGTAATTGAAGTGCCAGCACTTACGCCTGCAACCACATATGCCCAGCCTGATGCGTTGGGATCAATTGTGTCTTCAATGAATAAAGGGGTTCCAGTTGCAATTGTTACATTTGATGAAAATGTAATAACCAACTGATAAGTATTTGCTTGATTACCTGTAATAGCAGATACAGGCAAAGCCGCGTTAGCTAAATAATACAGAGATTGACGGTTGTTTTGCAGGGAAACTTGTTCCCATTTGGTAGGCTGTTGACCATACTCAAAGTCAGTATCAATCAAAGACTGAGGGGTTGATACACGAACTTTATCAACAGGATCATATGCACCAGAGCGTTGCGCTTGCTGAAGACGCAATTGATTGTCGGTATTTGACGTTGGGCCTGTGTAAACAGAAAGTTGCGACATTTTTTTTCCTTTTAAAAGTGGGTGGAGCACACGCCCCACCCAACTTAATTACCTACTTCTCAATGAGCCACCACGCTTTTTGGGTGGCGCAACAGTAACTGATTTTTCAGTTTTTGTTACGCTACCCTCTGGAGGCTTGGAAGAAGAAAACATGCTCTTAACAGCATCATAGGCGCGCTTTGGGGCACCTAAAACTGCATTGCGCATTGCTTCGTTCTCTTTCTTCTCGTCTGCATAATGAGCGTCATATGCACCTTTGGAAAGGTCTTCTGTACCGCCATCTGCAAACCTTACCTTGCCACCTCTTTTGAACGTGCCAGATTGCAAGCTGTTGGCCACGGGTTGGCTCACGAAATGCTTGGGCATAGCCACTGGCTTACCCATTGCATTTACATTACCCCCCGTGGCGTAGGCTTTTTTTGTGGCATGTCCTCCACGCTTGAAACCACCCGCATTGGCAAGCTTTACTTCACCAGTTTTGGTGCCTGTTTTGCCTTTAGGAGTTGTATCAGCAGGACGATTTTCCCAATTTCCGCCTTCAACTGTGTCGCGTGTCTCGTACTTGTCGATAGCGCCGCCATCAGCTTTGTGATGCATATGGTGAGCTTTACCACCACGCTTAAAACCGCCTGCATTACCCATTTTGACGCCACCAGTGGTCTTTGAACCACTGAATGGACGTGAGCTATGCATGTCGGTGTTTTCATAGTAATGCTCGTTGTCTTCAATAGTTCCACCCATTTCTGTTTTACCACGAGTTTCGCTCTCGTTGGTTTCACTAGGAATAGAACTACCAGTTGCACGACCACCCTTGGCAAAATGATGTTTTGCTTTTCCACCATGTTTGAAGCCACCTGCATTGCCTAATTTGACAACGCCAGTTTTTCCACTGGTATGATCTGCATGCTCGCCATCATACATTTTGGTTTTTGCAAATTTCTTTGCATTGCCTTCAATAGTAGTTTTGGTTTCTGCGCTATCAATCTTGCCACCAGAAGCATAGCTACCACCTTTGCACATGGCTTTGTGATGCTCATGCATCTTCTTGTGATGCGCAGAGCCACCTTCTTTGTGCATCTTGGCATGGTGTTTAGCCATGTGCTTGTGATGCTCCAAAGAACCTTCAGGATGACCGCTCACGCGATGTACCTTGCCGCCATGCTTCAAGCCGTGATGTGCTTTAGAAGCTTTCATGCCTTCATGATGCTTGAGTTCTTTCTCAATCTTATGCATTTCGGCCATTTCTGCTTTGTGAGCAGAACCGCCTTTTGCGTACATCATTTGTTTGCCCATGCCTGCCATTTTGTTACCCATAGCGGCTTTTTTAGCGGCCATTGCAGGTTTTGCCATAGCAAGAGGATTCTTCATCATTGCACCGCCCATGCCTTTATGAGCCACTTTGCCGCCTTTAGCGTACAAATTGGGGTTCATGGCTTTACGGCGCTCAGACATAGAAGGCTTTTTAGGAGATTTTCCTGCCTCTGACTCAAACGCATGATGCATTCCACCCATAGCATGATGTTGCATGTTCTTGTGACCATGCTCTTCGTGCTCTTTGTGGTGCTTGGCTTTAACTTTTCCACCTTTTTTGAGCTTCAGTGATACTGAAGGCTCATCGGTGTACATTTTCACCATTGGTTTAAAACTAGACATAACAGCCTCCTATTAAGCTTGAGTCACGCCAAGAGAGCCTTGACGTGTTGAGTTGGGGCCAGAGCCAATCGCAGGCACTGCAATTGCGACCACCAAGCGTTTTGTACCATCTGGTGCGCTTGAAGGATTGTATGTACCGCGAACATCACCTGTAGATGATGTAGCAGGGTTTGTCATGTCAGCTTTAACAAAAGCTGTGGGGCTATCAAAGCCAACAGTATTGTTATAGCCTGCATTAACGATGTAAGAACCGTCAATTACACGAACTGGCATACCCAAAACATCAGTTGTACCAACAGTCAATGCTGTTCCAGTAGCTCCTGCAATTGAAATTGAAGAAACTTGATAGAAAGCTTTGGTTGTATTTACTGCAGTAGACACAGATGAACTGGTTGTGATTGCTTGTGTCATTGCTTGACCGTAATAATCATATCCAGAGATTGTTGCTACTTGAGGAGCTACGCCCAATGTGTATGTCAAGCCAGTTGGTGTACCTGCTGTAGTCACAACTGCCGCACCTGCTGTGGTGGTCAAAGTTGCTGTTGTCGCAGTAACTGCTGTCAAGATATAAGTTGTTGGGTTTGAGTAACCTGTAATCGAACCTGTACCACCATAAGTACCAGAAATAGTTAGGTATTGGCCTGAAACTAAACCAGTTTGTGATGTGTAAGAGATTTGACCACCAGTACCAGTGATTGCTACGCCTGACAATGTTGATGCGGCGGCAGTAGCAGTAGTAATACGCAAACCACGGGGTACGTCCAACTGAAGAACAGTTGTGCCGTCACTGCGTGTTTGTGATGTTACATTTGTGCCTGCTGTCAACGTCAAATTACCTGCGGCGGCAGGAGTTTGTGATGCGGCTACGTTAGCGGCGCCTTTTGCTTGGGGAATTGTGTCCCAAACATAAACGCGACCTAATGGGCCAACACCCAATGACATGGGTGATGGATCGCCCAATAGTGCATTGCCTGACGCATACATTACTACTGCACTAGATACAGTAGATGATTGCGACAAGGTGTATTGATTCAAACCACTAGAGTTCAATCCTAGTGATGCTGTAATGTAACTGTTTGCAGTTACGCCTGATCCTGAAACGTACTGACCAACAACCAAAGGGTCGCCAGACTGCACTGTTTGAACGGTCAGTGTTGTTGAAGAAATAGTACCAGTAATGACCGATGTTGCGGCCTGATTACCTGTACCCATATAGGTTGCGCCTGAACCTAGAAAGATATCATCTGAAAATAAAGGCATTGTCTGCTCCTTGAAAAGTTTGACAATAAATTTTAAAAAAGGGTCGGTGTTTTAAGCCGACCCTGTACTCATTAAACGCCTGGGGTACCGTAAGCGCAACGTGGGTCAGTGAAGCCCACTGCATAACGCTCAGTAGCCTTATAGCGCATTGTGTCAGTTTCGAAGTCGCCTTCCATAGTTTTCTCCAAACGACGACGCATCAAAAGCTTGAAGCCTTCGGGAGCATCGGTCTGAACCCACCATGCTGTGGCAGAAGTCAAACGTGACAACACAGCGGCACCTTCGTCAAGCAAGCCAATAGACTTGATTGGGTTGATGTCGTTGTTTGCGTTACCTGTACGCAATACTGATTTCAACAACACTTCGGCTTGGAAGATATTGCCTGGGGCCACGATCAGTTGACGTGGAACCAAGCGAATACGTTTGCCGTTGTTGTCCACTGCTTGGCGGATTTGAATCAACATCTGCTCAAGAGATGTTTGAGACAACACAGCGGCTGTAGACAATTGGTTGCTGAATGTACCGTTGACGATTGGGTGTGCAGTGTTAATCAAAGACACACCGTCACCGCCAGGGTATGAGCTGTTGAACGCAGTGTTCAATACGTTAGCTGACAACAACTCTTTGGTCTCAACCAAAGACTGTGCAAGGTGACGTGCATATACTTGGCCCAAACGGATGTGGTCGCCGTCTTCAACGAGAACCTTAGTCAGTGCAAAGGCCAAGCCATACACTTTGTAGAGGTAACGCTGTAAGAACAACACACCGCCCTGTTGATATGTAACGGGAGTACCGTCAGGCAACTGGGGAGCGGCGCCAAATCCATAAAGGACAGGCTCTTCGTGGTAGTTACGGGGAATACCGTCTTCTTCGCGGAACACACGGCTCCACTCGTCGGCACGTTGATCATAGACTCCATCAAAACACTCGTTAAGAATTGGCTCAACGATTGATCTAAAGTCCGTACTTCGCATTGGTGCGGCCATGATTTACCCCTTATGCAATAGCGTTCACAGTACCGAAGAACTGAGAAGCTGAGTTAACAACACGAACAACTGTGTAGGCATCACCCCACGCGTTGTCCACTCCTTGGCCCAAATCAACAACGCGCATTTGACCAGGTTGGGCATTACCAACGGCTGAAGAAGCGCCAAGAGTTGCTTGTGACAAACCAGTAGTAGTAGAGCCGTTTGTCACGTTAGTGAACAAATACTCGTTACCAATAGTAGTTTGAGCCATAGATCCATCTGCTTGAATTTCATAAACGATGTTTTGATCATTGTAGAAATAAGCAACGCATGAGCCAGTTGTGTAGGCAGTATTAGCAGGCCAGTAGTTGCTTACGCGACGACGGCCTGTAGTATCTGTCCACTCAACACCTGCAAATGCGCCAGACCATGTAGCCTGAGTGCTGCTAGCAGTAATAGGAACAATTACGCCCGCAGATGCTGAATAGGCAACAGGTTGGCCTTTCAGAATGTTAGAGCTATAACCAGATGTGATACCGTTAGCAAGCGCCTGTGCGCGATCCAATCCAGAAGGGTGGAACGCAGGACGCAAGCCAAACGGAGCTGATGTACTTGACATAAGATTTCTCCTAAATGATTAACCCGAAAATACGGGAATTTTGCTTGGTTGCTTGTCAATAGAGCCAATACCCTCGCCTTCAATCTCCATCAAGCGACGTCCGTTACTGTCACGTTGTCCCTGTAGGTTTTCCATTTGGATCATTACCTTTTCTGCTTCTTCACGAGGTTTGTCGTGATGCATGTGTGTCATAACGTCTTGGAAAATTTCCATAGGTATCTTAAACAGCAACATCTCGTTACAAGATATATACCCAACGTGCTCACCTGATTTAACGCGATAGTCTTCGTAGCCTGGTAACTCATCTGCTTTAACAGGAACGTACCCTAGTCTAATCCGCTTATCGATTGAATCGTAGCTGTTGGTTGTTGAAAGCCAGCAAGGATGCCACCCTTCCATCTCGGGTAACTTTGGCAATGCTGATTGCGTCCACTCCTCGCTCCACATTTTTTTACGTTCCTGCGCAGAAATGAACTTGTCTTCTGGTGCCTTATGGCTTGCTTCCCCGTTCGAGCGGTCTTGGCGGCCATTGGCATTCAAAGATTTTTTGAGACGTGATTCCATAATGTTTTCCCCTTAGTTGTTGCGGTTGGCACGGTCATATGCCATGAATTGTTTAATCATCTTGGCTTTGCGTTCAGGATTGTCCCAAGCGCCTGCATCCTTCATAGCCTTCACCCTCTCAGGCGAAAGTACAAACTGGGAGCGATTAGATCCCCCATAAGATGCTGATGCTTCACGTCCTGCACTTCCCACAACATTCCTTGGTCGTCTGACATTACGTCTTTCGTCGTCATTGCGATCATTGTAACGGTGAGGTAGTTCTTTTTGCAAACGGCTATCAAGCTCGTCCCAATAGTCGGGATCTGTAGGGTTCCAACCTTGTGCAACCATCAGTTCATCCATCTTCTTTGCCACCTTACTATCGGGGTCACGAAGGCTTGAGTCATACCAACTATTACGGCGTACCCATTCATTTGCACGACGTGCAATAGCAGGGTCTTGAGCATTGTTTTGCTGTGGACGCTTTAATTCTTGGTCAGCTTGATTACGCATTTGCTTCAATTGACGAACTTCGTCCGACGCATTTTGCAAAAGTAACTGTGCATCAACCATACCTTGGCCATCTTGATTCTGAGTGGCCTCTGCAATCTTCATTTTTGCGTATTCAAGGCGCGTTTGTGCGTCCTCTATGTTCTTATCAATACGCACGACATGTTCTGCCTTGGTATTGCGCTCCAATTGGCTTAGACGACGTTTAAACTCTTCGTTTTCACGCTGTAAAGCTTGTAGACGGACGTCTTTTTCTTGATTTGTTTTACGAACCAAGTCTTTTTTAGCCCGACGACGGTTTCTTTTAGCGGCTCTGAGCTCTTCATCGTCATCTGGATGATCAGCATCAGCGTCGTTAGAGTCATTTGACTCTTTTGCACGATCAAAACCGTTTTGTTCCTCAACAGTGTCAGGTACAAGGTCTTTTTCAGGCACCTCTACGGTTGCAGAGCCATCATTTTGCTCTTCAACCTCTAATTTCTCTTTGACTTCAGCCATTTTTTACTCCTAAACGTAAGCTTTAAACGATAACGGATCGTCAGTGACGGCCGAAATCAGTTCGTGATCATTGATTGTCATGAATAAAACGGGATCTTCACCGTCTTCAGTAGGAACTTTGCGCTCCCAACGGTCTCCACCCCACCTTGGAACCCTTACATAGTCACCAATTTCAGCCCATGAGCCTTCAGCCCACGGTTGCATGGTGTCTCGGTTCTTGAACGCGAGTGGGCCAATTGCCACGACCTTACCGATCATGTTGTTCCACTTTTCGTTTTCTTTGGTTTCATCAACAATGATGATCATTCCAGACTTCTTTTTGATTCGTCGAAGTTGGACAATCACTCGACCGCCGAAGGGGCGTTGCCCTGGGCTTACTTCAGGAAAGGCCCAAGCTAATTCATCAGCATTGGGCGTTCCGCTACTTCCCTCGATTGTGGGAATAGGCTTGCTTTCAGTCATATTTTTCCTTTACACCATATCTCAGGTGCATAAACGCGCTTTTCAGCGCATGGTTAATCGTAATCTTTCTCTTCTTCCAACATGTTGTCGATGGTATCCAGAACGTATTGCACACCTGCATACTCACCAACCATGCGTTGATACGACTCATAGTTCTGCGGAATGCCTTGAGCCAAGGAAACCTGCAATTCTGCTTGCCGTATTTTGATCCTATGGATCAATGCTTCGATCATTTCTTCTTACTAGCGTGTGATAGTCCGCCAGATTTAGAGCCAGAAGATGAAGATTTACTTCCACCTTTTGGTTCCATCGCTGTGCCATCAAGCTTTTCGCCTTGAGCGATACGCTTGTGTTGGGGCACATTAGCGGTTCTCTGTTCGTAATCAGATGTTGCCATTTGGAGCTCCTTGTTCAGGGGTTACGGGAGCGGCGGGTGCCGCAGGAATCGCAGGCGGTTGGGCCTGCGCTTGAGCTTGAGCCACCGATTTGATGGTCTCATGCGTCAACTTTGCGTTTTCAATCTGAATCTTCGTCTGATTGTCAATCGCGTGTTCTTGCATATCCTTTTGCAACTTGGCTTGTGCAATTTGGAAGTCTTGCTGATCTTTCTGTGTCTTACGTTGTGTCTCAGCAGTGCTTGTGTCTTTAACGACTTGTGCATCAGGTGGTAAAGGTGCAGGCCCTTTGCCTTGCTGTGACATCTGTACAAGCTTTTGAAACGCAGGTGTAAATTGACCAAACACTTGTTGTGTATCGATCATCACATGCGCGCCAATCGTCGTGTATATCTTGTCGATGGTAGGCGTGTAATTGGGGTCGTCATAGTCGTCCACAGGCTTGCCTGTTGCGTCCTCAACGTATCCGTTTGACCTATTGATGTACCACAGCGTCATGTGCTGTTTAATGTGCTCAATGAGGTTATTCAAATAGTTGGGGTCTGCGAATGGAGATTGGCCAAAGAATGGATTCAGTCCAAACTGCAAATGGTCTTGGATGTGCGCAATGTGGTCTTGCTGTACATACGCATATGCAGTTTGACCTAACAACATGGCCGCGTTCTCATCCGCTGATGTACGCTGTTCAGGCGCGGGCACGTCCACCATGATCTGCTCAATGTTGGGTATTTTCATTTGCTTGAGCAAACGAGCCAACACCGCACTCATCTTGAATTGATCAGGGTGTTGTTGTGCCAGACTCAATACCGCTTGGTTCTGAGCCATGCGTTGTGTCTCAGAGAAAATGTTGGGGTCTGATACTGGCTCAACGTCCGTGTTGCGAGCAAAGTCTTCACGGGTAACTTCAAGGTCAGATACGTCCTCACCCTTTTGCATGTCGTCAAAGTACCAACGATTCAATCGGCAAAGAATCTTCAACACCCTAGCTTGCGATGCATGCAAGCGAGCATGGATGGATGAATAAACGTGTGAACCTTGCTCAATCAAAGCTTGCGTAGTGCCCACAGGCATCTGAGAAGTGGCATCTGCTATCTTCTCCTCGGCCGTGGTCACAACGGAGCTTGTAGCCTTATCCAAGAAGCCTAATAGCTCAAATAGCACAGGGCTTGGTGGGTTAAAGGGCATGGGCATGGCGATTTGACGGATGTCTTGAACCCCTGGTGCGCCCTCAATCTCCACTACTTGAGTAACGTCGATTTGTTGGCTCTGCCCACTAATCTTGGCTCCTTTAAGCTTGAGCATTGTCGCCGCGTTATTGATGTGGGCTGAGTCCAAGAGCGCACGAAGCGAGCCAGTGAGGGCGGCGGACAATCCACCAATGAGATGAGGGAGACCAATCGCATATGCACCCCTCCAAGGGATAAACTTAAACTCAACCACCCAATCCAACTTGGACATGGTTTCATCGCTCTCTTCCCAGTTGCGATAGATGCCTAGACATTCATTGTCTAATTCATCAATCATGAAGATGTAGGGAGCGCTCTTACCGTGCGTTTCCTTGTCGTCTTCCAACTCTAACCATGTGTAGATATGGTATACCTTGCGCAGTCCATCTTTATTGGTTTCAAACTGCTTACCCTCGATCTTGTTGTTGGCCTTGGCAACTTTGCCTTCTTCCATGTTCTCGGTGGCTTGAACATAGTTGATGTCGCGGTACATGCCAGAAGCAATCCGTCGATCCATCTCATACTGAGTGATCTCATGCACTTCAGCCGCACGTTGTGCCGTGTAGAAGTTAGTCGCCGCAAAAGGCAGAATCACGCGATCAATCGGCAAGAACTCAATGCAAGGACGCTTCTTGTCTTCGTCGTACCACAGCTTCATGTATTGTGAGCCACCCAAAGGCAACTGAGTCAACAACTGCTCTAGCTCATCCCTGAACTCACCCATTTGCTCGGTGATCTGCCAGTTAAGGAAGTCAACTTTACGGTCAGCAATAGCAGACTTCAAGTCGTCTTGCTTACCGATGATTTTTGACTTAACGGGCCCATCGGATGGGAAGAGCTCTTTAATGGCGCGAGCGGCAAAGTCAACACAGCCCTCTGCCATTGCAGGGTGAACAACTTTGGATGCGCCCATGAAGGTTGCACCACCAGGCGCATCATTCCCCATCCCTGTGCGCTTGATTCCTTCTTCATACTGCTTGTCCCTCAGTTCACGAGCTTCTTTGTCAGACTCAAGTAGATCACGGTATCTAGAAACTAAATCACTAACAACACTTGGGCTAATTGAATCAGCCAAGTTGTCGTAGAAGTCAGGATTGAACTCAGGGCCATCATCAATTTGTATGACCGCTGAACCATCTGGCAGTTCATCGACATCCATCTCTGGCATGTCCACAACAGCAGATCCGTCTTCCTGTTCGTCAATGTTGATATCTTCTGCCATTATCTATCCTTATTCTGTGGTTGCTCGGCGTTTAGAAAGATGGTGCTGTGACACTTGATCTTGCTCTGGGAACGCGTTGAAGTCATCGTTGTACTCAGGAGTAATTGATTCATCTACACGACCGCCCATTGCTTTACGCATGATCTTGATGGGTTGTGGTGCAACATACTCTTTGTTCCTTGCAAACTCTTGAGCCAATGGTGGATCAATCTCATACTCGCCATTATTTTTCTTGGCGTATTCTAAGTGCGTTGGGTTCACATCATGTGTAAATGATGAATGGTGCAAGTGATTGGATGTTGACTCAGTTGGAGTCGTCATCAAAATCAAGCCTGCGCGCTTACCATTTTTGGTCTTGAATTGCTTGCTTCGCGGAATCTTTTTGTCCAACTCTTTGTTGTCTAAGAATCGTGAGTCCGTAGGAATCATATGATCAACTATTTCATACTCGCCAGTCTTTTTATTCTTCTTACGCACGGGCACATTTACCAAACGTGGGTGAAGGATGTGTTGCTTCTGATAGTCATAACGGTTATCTCCCACAACCATATGGCCATAGTGAGCTTTATCAGGCGTTGTGGGGTTTCCTTTGCCATCATAGTGTCCTTCACTACCCTCGTCCTTTTCCATCTCTGTAAGCCTGTTTAATGGCCTTGGAGACGACCAATACTTGGCATGAGTGATGGTGCTCTGCATGGCCTTGTCAAATGGAGATCCGCGTTTGACGTTAGTAACCATGTAAGAGTTCTTAGGTGGCGTTTTTTTGCCTTGATCGTTTACAAAGTGGCCATGATTATCAGTGGCCATAATCGTATTGCGAACCCTTGCTTTGTCGCGCTCAATATTCTCAGAGATTTCTTTGCCATGCTTAGTCTTAGGGCCGACGTTTGAATGGGTTACATGATAGCCATTTTCTGGATCATGCAACTCATTGGTCTTGCCGTAGCTATTGGCAATGATGGGTGGCTTGTCAAGGGCTTTGCGTTGCGCATTCAAGTGACGCAATACATGGCGTGATGATGTGTCGGTCTCATCCACAACATTGGGACGGAACAACAAACGCTTGTTCTTTTTGTCAGCCGTGTTGGCCACATCACGCAATGATCCAGTATGAGCCAAAACCCAATCTCGGGTCATAGCAGGGTCATGCTTGGCTTGGGCGTGGGATGCACGACGGACAGCGGCACCAACATATTGCGATTCAGCATTGGGGGCAAAGCATGTGCCCTTACTGGTATCGACAACGCCGTTCTCATCCATACCGCCGCCACACCCTTCAGTCTGGCCAGGGCATGTGTTCAGTATGTGATGCATTGCATCTTTGCCACTTCCCGATGTATATAGCGCATGACCCGCCACGCCTTTGGATGCATAGCCTTCATGGGTACGCCCTTGGTCATCAGTCTCGTGACGCACGGTGTCAAGCTTCTCGCTCTTGTCCAATGTGTTTGCTGTCCTACCAATGTGCTTGGCTTCTCTCAGCTTTTCCAACGCGGCTTTTTCTGCGCTGACTTGTTGCTTTAAGGGCAACTTGAAATGGTCTTCAAGAGTCTGCTTATGGATGCGACCAATCTGTCCTATGGTTAACGGTTGACGATGCTCATGGCCATACACTTCAGCACGAGCCTCGTTGATCTCTTTCATGCCTGCGTTTTTGAATGACTTGCCCTTGTTCTTACCCTTGGCATAGACGCCCTCATTGCCTTCCCACATATGCTTGGGAACCACAATGCCTTTGACGCCATTGGGGCCACGGGCTTGAATCAGTATGCGCTTGGATGCTTCTGGGCTTACTTCCTCTTCGTCTTCATCCTCACTGCCGCCTTCTGCAAAGTGATGCATAGATCCACCCTTGGCCATCTTAGGTGGCTGTGGAACTGCATTGGGCATCGGTGGCTTGATGGCGCTCATGGCTTGACCTTGAGGCGTTAGGTTCAAGATATTGCTTGGACTTTGTGGCATGCCAGAGCCAGAAGGAGCCATGCTAGGGAATGGGCTTTGTTGGCCTTGTGGTGGCTGTTGCTGTAGCTGTTGAGGCATGAACTGTGTGCCCGCCATCATTGGATTAACGTCTACACCACCAGTGGGCAAAGCGCCTTTGTCAGTCTTCACGCCACCCACATCAGGCAATCCAGATGAATTGGGATTGGGGTTAACAAACATCTTTGGATCGATGTCCACGGCTTCATTGACGCCGATGTTGTTCATCACTGCGGGGTTGCTATGGCGGGCAACCTCAAGGCGCATTTGGGCTAATGTGGGTTCTGATTGTGGTTGCATGGAGCCTCCAGTTGCTTTGTGTTTTATTTCACCGCCCCTTGCGGCAAGTAAATCGTTTTCATGAACTCTATGTGGATCAAATGCGGCAAACCTTGATCTAATCACTGATGGGTCAGGGAACATATGCTGTGTCTGCATTCCACCAATGTCCGACATGTCATTGATTTGCAGACGGTCATATCCATGATGAGGCAGTTGTTCTTCCATGCGACGAGTCTTTGGCATGCCAGTGGCTTTTGCCATATTCTCTCTGAACCATCCTCCTGAGTGCGGATCATCTGGGTGAAGATCAGACACTGTGAGCTTTTTACCTCGAGCAACTATCGGCAATACATTAGGAGCCGCATTCCCCGTTCTACGTTCACCAGTTGCATACATATCGGCAATCTCTGGGTCTTCAGTGGCATATGTTCCTGCACCATATCGTGGATGCTTTTCAAATGCGGGGAAGTCGCTGTTTGTGCCATGATAAAGCTTTTCGTTTAAGTCAAAACCAAGAGCTCGAGCACGATCTTCAGCCGTATTATGTTCATGCAAGCCCAATGTTTTAATGGCATTGAGACGAGCCTGCTCATGGGCATGTGAATGGGGATGTTTGGGCTTATGTTTGCTCATTGCGCCATTATCCTATGCTCGGACAATCATCGCAACGGCCATCACCTTGACAGAGCCCCATGCTCGCGCAACTCCTCTTGCCTCTTTCTCCATCTGATCCATTCTCTGAACATCTGCACTGCTTGCTGTTCCCACACTTCGTTCCTTGGGGTCGCTGACAGCTCAAACTTATGGTCAGACAAAGTGATTCGCGTTCCGTCAATATGGAGGACTTTCCTATAACAATCGTCTTGATGATCTCGGCCATTCATTTTCACCTCTTAATACAAATTGATTACTAGTTAAACTAGTAAAACTAATTGATTACTAGTTAAACTAGTATTCCTCACTGCGAGTAGGGGTTTGATCGACCCTTCCTGTTGTAGAGTTCTGCATCGTCAATGTCCTCTTGCATGAGCTCCTCACGGGGTGGCGCATCGATGCTGATCCATCCTGCGTCACGCAGGTATCGGAGCCCTTGGCTGATGCAGTCCACGAACTCATCATGTGCGGTCTCGGGAAAGGAGCAAATCTGGCTTACCATGCCTTCAGCCCAATCACGAACAAAGCCCTTACGCTTACTAGACTCAGGCACCCACACGCGCCCTGCTTTAATGATGTTGGCCACGATGGATAGGCGTTGGACTTTGTCCGCTTTACCAGGGTTATACGCATGCACAGGCAGATGCGCTCGCTGTAAGTCTTGAATGAGTGAGATGCCTGCGCTCTTATCCTCCACCAGAACCAAGTCCACAAGCTTCTTGTCCCGTCCTTCGCCGAACACTGACTCATACTCATCGAGCACTTTGGGGCGCAGGTCAGGGTATTGGAGGTGCTCTTGCCAACAGTCTAAGATCATTACGGACATACCGCCATCCATAGGCTTAAACACGCCCATAGTGATCGATCCAGTGGGGTCGTTGTATGTTTTGTCGGACGTGGCGCAGTCATAGCTCTGAATGATGTATTCAAGCTTGGGGAAGGGCTTACCATCAGGCCAGAGTCGGAACCATGTACGCTTGACGATGCCAGACTCCTCCATGTCGATGAGCTCGGCGTGGATCTCTTGGCGGCCAAGGTTGGTGCCTTCGTACTGAAGAATCTGCTTCTGGAACGATGGAGCCAGATTGGCAATGTTGGAGTAGGTGGAAGCTTTGGTCACCACCACGTCGTCACCTTCGCGCCCCACCAGATCAAGGATCAAGTCCTTGGGCTTTGGTGTGGTGGAGCAGATCAGCTTGGTGTGCTTACCCAATCGGATGCCGAATTGGATCATGTCCCATGAGTCTTGGAGGTATTCCCACGCGGCCAACTCGTCCAACCATCCGCCGTGGAACTGGGGGCCACGGAAACGCTCTGGCTCCGATGCAGGGATGCCCTTGATGAATGAGCCATTGACTAGCTTAATCTCATGGAGGGCTTTGTTGTAGTCGGCCACGAGCTCCTTGGGGATAATGGATAGCAGGCCAGAATCGCCCTCAAAGCATGTGCCCTTCACGTCGCCACTGGTAGGGGCCGATACAAGCCATCGGGTGTTGGGTTGATCCCACGCCCATGATGCTAGGGTCTCCGCCGCCGCGCGGGTCTTGCCTGCTCCACGGCCTGCAAGCATGAGCCATATGGCCCACCAATCCCCTGCGGGCTCAATCTGGTGCTTGTGGGCCGCCTTGAGCCACTTCATCTGCCAATTGAAGGCTATCTGATTGACAGGGGTGAGTTTCTTAAACTCTTCAAAAAGAGTTGGTTCGTCATCTAGTATCGCGTCAACGACACTCATTCAGCTTGCCTTTGCATCTTGATGGCCTTGAGGAGCTCGCCGAACACGTTCATGTTGTTCTCCACCACCACAGGGCTTGTATCGTCGCCAGAGTGCGTTATGCGCTCGCCATACTTGCGTGGTCGTTGTTTGGCGGCATTCCACTTCCTTGCGTCAATGCGTTGTCTTTGCCACTGGATGTAAGCCGAATCAAGCTTAACGTCGATCTGGTTGCCGTCCTTGTCAAACACTGGCGCCGTCTCAGGCGTCTCATCCGCAATGGACACGATTTCGTCAGCATGAGTCTCAGCCTGCTCTTCGCGCGCACGCGTGTAGAGCTCTAAGAATTCTGGATGATCATGCAACCATGTATAAACTGTTCCGTGACTGGGCATGCTTGGATCCCTACAGATCTGTGCCAAGCTTTCCCCTAGTCCTAGCCTATTGCATAGAACCTTTGCTAGTTCTATGGAGTATCCTGATGGTCTTCCTCTTGGTAGGTAATCTTTAGGATCTTTTCGTTTTGTCATCTCTGTTCCTTTCGCGCGATATTTTCAGCGCATTATGCAGAGTGTAACTGAAACATAGATTTAGGTGAATATCTTCACTTTGTTCCTGATAATGTTAATTGCTCTTCAGCGCTTACTGCTATTCCTATGATTTCTTCATCCAAGCCGTCTTTCATTGCTTGTAAGATTTGTTCTCGGCGTTGCAGAATAATGTCTAGCTCAAAGGTTGCGAGCTTGCATGTGAATGTCAATTCAATTTCTTTCAATTCGTAGTTCATTTGCATCTTTCAAAAAAAAGGGAGAGTGATTAGCTCTCCCGAAGGTTTTGCCCTTACCCAAGGCAACTGCAAAGAATGCACAGCTCGTGTGCAGTCTCATTGTATTACTCCTCTTGGTCACTGCGCAATATGCGGTTCTCAGCCCACTTCTTATAGCTCTTGAGCTCCTTGTTCTCGGCTTTTAAGCGCTCGATCTCACCCTTCTGGTGGTTCATGGTTGCGTGAGCCCGATCAATCCATTCCTTTACCTCTTGCGGCATTGCGAATTTGGGCTCTGTTGTTTTCTTAGTAACCACTTTACGCTTCCTCCACAGTGATGCGATATTGCTTTCCATAACGATCCTCGACCATGATGGTCTTCTTTGTTGATAGGAACTTGCCATCGTCCGTGGCGTCGAACTTCATTGTGCCCACGCTGGCCAACAGCTTGTCGTGCTGTGTGTCTAGGGCTTTGAGGTTCTTTTGAATCTGGTACGCAATGTAGTCGCAATATGCGATCATTGTGCGTGATTTGACCGTGTCCTCCACGGCCATCTTGATCATGGGTTTAAAGTCCTCAATAGTCATACTCTGCCTCTTCTTCGAAATACTTGATGATACTGCTTTCAACTGCCACAACATCCTTATCGGACATCTTGCGCTCTAGCCAAGGTGCCTTGCGGCCATTGCGGTCTAACACCTCGAACTCAATCTCTGTATAGCCTTCATAGTCGTAATCACTCGCGGCGTGATAGCTGTAGCTACCTGCATGATGCATAAAGTGTGTTACGCCTACCTTGCATGGGATACCTGCGATTCTTGCTTCGATTACTGCTGTGTATGACATTTCTAACTCCTTGTTATAAACCTGCTCTGTTGCAGTGACTACAGTATAACTCAGAGTTAGATTGTTGTGTCAACATTTATTTTGTCAGTAGTTTCCCTAATCCAACGGTCTACAGGTGTAACCCTTGTGATTGGTTTTGGCTTTCAAAATAACACTTTCTGTTTCCCAGTCTGCAATGGTATGTTTGTATTTTTCAAGAATATCTTTGTGAATTGAATCTAAGAAATCAATAACTTGATCCTTGTTCAACCCATTATTTTCAGCCATCAGTAAGACCATAGCTAACATACTCGTTGCTAAATCAACCGATACGTTCATGCTTATTCCAACCCCATAGGTCTTAGTGATCTTACGAAAATATTTTTTAACTCTTGGTTCGAGGTTATCAATAATTTTGTTGGTCACTACAATGATGTGTTCTAAATCATTCAATTTGGTCTCCAGATCATCATGTCCATGAGAATCACTGCGGCGGCCATCATGTAGACAACCATCAAGCCCCAGTGAATGCCTGTGCGCTCTTGCATGTCTTGGATAAACTTCTTCATTCTGTCTCCTTTGGTTTCATACGGTTGCGTATAGCCACTGAGAGCTCTTCTTGGCTCCATTCAAGGGCAAGGTCAGCACAAGCGTCTCTTTCGATCTGTATGGCCTTTTTAGTGGTTTCTATGGCCACCATCATGATCTCGGCTTTGGCCACCGCAAGGGCATCGTCAAACTCAGCTTGTGTGAATACTTCAATGTGGCCCGCGCCGCCCAACAATTGCTTGGCCAGTGGGCTCAATTCTTTCTTTTCCATTATTCGTTTTCCTCCATGAATTGCATTTTCCGTTTGATCATGCTGAATGTCTCTTGGTAAGCAAACTCAACAATTTCGTCCACTAGGTTGGCCAATGTATGACCGCTAAACACATAAAGATTTGCATGGATAGCCAATTGTGGACTTTCCGAAATATCCTCTTGTGGTTCTTCGAAGTTCGGCTCAATGGGTAGAGCCAAACCATGCTTATCAATTAAATCCCTTAAATTGATTTGTTCGCGGATTCTGTTGGTGGGTGATATTCTGGATGAGAAGCCCATTATTTAATCCTTGCTACTTTAGCTTTGCGCATAACCGCTTCATACTCAATCTTTGCCTGATCGTCCAACTTGCGCATGGGCAACTCTTGGTAGTATTTCCATTTAGCCTGGTACTCGGGCAAGTCGCTTGGTGGTATCCAACCATTGGCCTTCCAACGAATTGTGATGTCAGTGCCTGCAGGCGTGTAGATATAGTCCTTATCCATCATTTTCTCCTTATTTAGAAAGTAAAGTCATAGTACTTTTCACGACGACCAATGACCAGGCCACCAGTGCTAAACACTAGGCGCTTGTTTTCGTTAAAGTAACACTTACGCCATTCACCTTTTTTGTTTTTGCGGTAGTAAACGATGTATCCATCAGGATTTGGTGTGAACTCGTACTCTTGCGATTCGCTCATACCGTTGTCATCAATGCGCACGGCATTGTCCTCAACAACAGCGATGTAACGCTTGTTCATGTTGACCTCGACAATGGTGCCTGCATTGCGATCAGACCATGAAAGCATGGTCACGCCCATACCAACTGTAGGCTCTGGCTCGCCGATGGTCATGCGGCTGTATAAATGATTGACCAAGCTACTTGTTTGTGTACCGATGTTCATGCTTTCACCTCTTTAGAAATAATTGCTTGCAAACCTGCTAGGAGTTGTTCTGCTTCTTTGCGTGACAAACTGACCGACATAGAAGCGTGGAAATTGCTGATTCGCATCCATGCTCCCTCGTCACCCAATTCGGAAACATGCACACGAATGTCTTCTTTGGTGTAAATTGTTGTTTCGATTTCTTCCATGATGTTCCCCTTATAGGGCCGAAGCCCCGTTGATTAAACGATTGGCTTGGCGGTGAAATAAGCAGTAGCAGAGCCACGGTATACATGAGTACCGTCGTTGTTCTTTTCTTCTTGACGCTCTTTGAATGCTTTCTCTTCAACGCCAAAACTTGCAAACAATTTTGCGTAATTGACATTGCCAATACGTTGCGTGAGCTTTAACTCAACGCCATATTGTTCGCCACGGAACTTGCCTTCGCCCAACTCATTAATCAAGCTGTTCTTGAGCTCTTCACGCTGTGCTTCGAGTTCTTTGATCTGACGATCTAAAACAGCAAAACGATCAATTGGGTTAACAAGTGACTCGACAGTTGCGAAAGCTTGGATAGTTGCTTGGACTTCAGTGATCATGATAATTTCCTTTTTGGTTAAACCCGCTATCTGTTGCGGTAAGGAAAGTATAACTCAAAGTTAGAGTCTTGCAAGAACTATTTAAATTATTTTGTAGGGACAAACCCTAATGTTGCAAATTAACTACTAGTTAAACTAGTAAATACGTTTTTGATTGTTATGTTCAAGGCGTCTAGCTCGTCCATCTTAGCTATAGCCCATGCACGTTTCTGTCCGTGCCAACCCATCATTGAGCCTTGGTGGCAGGACTTGCATAGAGCCACCACAGTGAAGTGTTTGCCTTGTTTAATGTGATGTGCGTCACTGGGGCCTGCTTGGCCGCATACAGAGCAAGGTTGCTCTTTAACCAACTGCACCCAACGGCGCTCGGCCGCGTTCATTTTGGAGTTCATATGTCAATCAAATTTGCGGTGTACTCTGACAGTTCTTTTGCAATCATGGTTTCTAAAATTTCCATTGGCACATTGAATGACTTCAATGTCAGCTTGCGGAATGGAAAGTCATGAGGAAAGACTTCAAGATATTCGTGCTCGCCATCGCCAGTTCTGAGCAAAAAAAAATCACACTTGGCAGTTTTAACATAATACTCTCCATTTTTTCTTGGTGTGATTTCTAAGTTGGTAGTTATGATTTTCATGCCACCGCCCTATCCATAGTCCTGTTGGAAGCTTCTTGTGATCGCCATACGTCGATTCTGGCTTGAGCCGATATCAACCCCCACCGATACGTTTCCTCGGCTTCTACGGCCGCTTCTAGCCCTTTTAACAGCTCAATGTAGCTCGGGTCAGAATAGGCTTCAATCTCAGCCGCCGCGACCGTTTTAATGCCTCCTGACATGGCCGCCTTCATCAGCATGCTCTTTTGCGATTTGCGATACTCTTCAAGGTAAGTGCGATGAGCTTTTGCTTCAGCATATTTCCTACCGTGTGTGTAGAGATAATCCACCGCGTCGTTTATGTCTTTTTCTTTAATCAATTTGCATCAACCCATAAAAAATAAATCCAAGAACCAAAAACAATAATGCATTGACAACAGCAATCGCTAGAGCCAACACAACGATAACTGCTGTCATGTAAGTCATGTGTTGCGTTCCTTCAGTTTGGCTTCAATGTCTCTTGCAAAGTCATGCATCCACGCTCCATAAACAATACGCCATTCATCACATATTGGTTTTAAATCTTCCTCTGTCAGTCCTACCCATGTGCGAGTTTGTACAGTTGAAATAGCCCAATCAAGCCATTCTTTTGCATCCATATCGTAATAACCAACAGGCCCAACAGATGCTAATTCTTCTCCAAGCCTGATTGCGGCTTTATGCCACTGTTGATTTTGGTACTTGTCAGCCCACGCATTTAGTTCATCAATGGTGTACCAAGGTCGTGTATTTTCATCCATTGTTTTTATCCTTCAGCTTGGCTTCAATGCGTCTTGCATACACATCAATCGTCTGTGTTGGCAAACCTTGCAAGCACTCTTGTATTTCCTCATCAGTCAGTCCTTTCCATTTTGGTGCTTGATATACTAGGTATCCAACAGGCTTATGCGCCATTTCAAATGTGCCTTTTCTAATAACCAAAGCATGAACTTCTGCGTCACCACCTATGTCATTGGCAAGCGTGATTGCTTGCTCTCTAGTTTGTTCAATCCAAACAACTGATTCTTTAATCATGTGTTCTTCTCCTTTAGTTTGGCGCTTTTTCGCAAGTTTTCAAACCACGGCAATACCTGTAAATTGTCGTGCGAATGTAATCCGCACACTTCTTTCCCTTTTAGTGGGATGATGTGGTCAACATGAAACAACACACCGCCTCGACTTAAAACATTAGCAACTTCATAAAACATTTTTATATCTTCATAATTAGCCCAAGATGGGGTTCGTTGAAGTTTTGTCGCCCTACGATTTGCTTCTAACGCATTTCTTTTTTCAGGGTTTTTTAATTTCCATTGTTTTGTAAACAATTTAGCTTGTATTCTGCGCTTTTCATTTGTTAAAAATTTACGTTCTAAAAATTTCTCTCTATTCAACTGCACCCATTTAGCAAACTTTTCTCTTGCGCAAGCCATACAAACTCCATCATTTGTTTGACGCTTATCAATATGTCCATTTTTGCAAGGAATTCCCGTAAAGTAGTGTTTTTTATTATCTTGTTTTGCTTTTGCTCGAACGCTTGTCATGTCTTACTCCTTTATTCCATGTGCGGATTCGATTGCTCTTGCAAACTTGTGCAAGTCAGAAACATGGCAATCAATGTCAACTGGCGCTTTCACGTAAGCAATGTAAGCATCCCAAATCTGCTCATCCGTCAAAGGCTTGCGTTGTGGTGTGGTGTAGAGCTTTGTACCTTGTGGCAGTGGTCCATTTGTCCATTCAATGGTATAGCGACTTATGTGAACTTCTGCTACCAATGCCACAGGCTCATCTTTTTTTTCTAGTTGTTCTTTATAGGTAGATTTAGATGCCATGCTTTGCATATCTTTTGTTAGTCCTCCATAC